GGTAATTCGCGCCCCGCCTTTTCGCTTCATACGAGCTTTTCCCAGGAGGCGGTTGTTGTTCCGTCATGACCAAATCCGAACCGAAAAAACAGCGCGGCTGGCTCAACAAGAGCGAGATGGCTGCGAGCCTTGGCATTTCCGTCCAAGCGTTCGACAAATGGGGCGTTGAGCCCGTCGAGCGAATTGGCCGCGAGGCTTTCTACGACTGCCGGGCCGTCCTCGATAACAGGCTGGCCCGCGCCGAAGAGAAGCACCAACCGACCAGCGATGAAGACGCCGACACCGCCAAGCGCCTAGAGCAAGAGCGGTTGCGGTTGACCGCAGCCCAGGCGGAAGGCCAGGAGCTGAAGAACGACATCACCAAGCGCAAGTCGGTCCCGACCGAATTTGCCACGTTTGTGCTGTCTCGCCTGGCCGCTGAAATCGGGTCGCTACTCGACACGCTGCCCCTGACATTGAAACGCCGCCACCCTGACCTAGAGGTCCGGCACATCGAATCGGTCCAGCGCGAGCTGGCCAAGGCACGCAACCGGGCGGCGACCCTAGATGACCGCCTGCCTGGATTGCTGAATGAATATCTCGACACCGCAGATCAATGAACTGGCCGGGGCCATTCGGCTCGGGCTCGTTCCGTTGTCGCGCCCGGTGCCGATGACGCCCGTCGAATGGGCGGATGAGAATTTCTACCTGTCCAGCGAGTCGTCCTATCAGGAAGGCCGCTGGGAGACGCTGCCGTTTCAGGTTGCCATCCTCAACGCGATGGGCAACGACGAGATCCGCACGATCAACGTCATCAAGTCGGCCCGCGTCGGCTACTCGAAGATGCTTCTTGCGGCCTCGGCCTACCAGATCGAGCACAAGCGCAGGAACATCCTGCTGCTGCTGCCAACCGATGGCGCCGCGGCCGGGTTCATGAAGGCTCACGTCGAGACAATGATCCGCGACGTGCCGAGCATCTACGCTCTGGCGCCCTGGTACGGCAAGAAGCACCGTGACAACACGCTCGACACCAAGCGCTTTAGCCACAGCAAGCAGCTCTGGTGCCTCGGCGGCGCCGCGGCGAAGAACTACCGCGAAAAGTCGGTCGACACCATCATCTATGACGAGCTGGCCGCGTTCGAGCCGGACGTCGAGAAGGAAGGTAGCCCGACATTCCTAGGTGACAAGCGGATTGAGGGCTCGACCTTCCCGAAGTCGATCCGAGGCAGCACCCCGAAGATCAAAGGCACCTGCCAGATCGAGGCGGCGGCGAGCGAATCACCCCACCTGTTCCGGCTTCATGTGCCATGCCCGCACTGCCAGGTTGAGCAATACCTGAAGTTGGGCGGCAAGGACTGCGCGTTCGGCATCAAGTGGGACGCAGAGAGCCCTGGCAACGCCTGGTACGTCTGCGAACACAACGCCTGCATGGTCCAGCAGCACGAAATGCAGGATCAGCACGCGAAAGGGCGCTGGATCTGCGAGAAAACCGGCATCTGGACGCGCGACGGACTGGACTACTTCAGCGCCGACGGCGAGGTCATCCCGACGCCTGACTCGGTCACCTTCCACATCTGGACGGCATACAGCCCGTTCACGACGTGGGGGCGAATCGTTCTTGACTTCTACAAGGCCAAGGACGACCGCAACAAGCTGAAGACCTTCATAAACACCACACTCGGCGAAACCTTCGACGAAGACGAGGGCGAGAAGGTCGAGTGGGAGACGCTTTACGGTCGCCGCGAGGTGTTTCCTCAGGTTCCGCTGCGGGCTGTCGCGCTTGTTGGCGGTATCGATACCCAGGATGACCGCTATGAAGGTCGTGTGTGGGCGTTCGGCGCGGGCGAGGAGTGCTGGCTTGTCCACCGCTTCATCCTGCATGGCGACCCCGCCAGCGAGGAGCTGCGCCGGAAGGTCGGGCTGGAGATCAACCGGCAGTTCGTTCGGCCTGATGGCCTGCCGATGAAGGTTGATCGCTGGTGCTGGGACTCCGGCGGCCACTACACCGACGAGGTCTACGGCGAGAGCCGGAAGCATGGCGTCACGTGGGTCATCCCTATCCGCGGTGCCAATACCTACGGCAAACCGATCGCCAACATGCCGCGCACGCGGACCAAGGCTGGCGTCTACCTGACCGAAGTTGGCACCGACAACGCCAAGGAGCTGATCTACAGCCGCCTGCGCCTCGGTATCGATACGGCGCGCAGCCAGGCCGGTGACATGCAGCCAGGTGCGATCCACTTACCGGCCAATGACGACATCTGCGACGAGTCGGAGCTGAAGCAGCTCACGGCCGAAACCAAGCGGCTGAAGATCGACAAGGGTCAGCGCGTTTACAGGTGGGAAGCGAGCGGCCGGCGCAACGAGGCGTTGGACTGCTTCGTGTACGCCCTGGCAGCGCTTCGGATCAGCCAGCAGCGCTTTGGCCTGAACCTGGACGCCATCGACCCGGCGTCGCCTGAAACTCAATCAATCGACGAGCGCCCGCGGGTGTCGTCCTCCTACTGGAGAAAGTGATGGCATTCACGCGCGAGCAATATGACGCCCTGAAAGAGGCCATCGCAGGCGGCGAGCTGGTGGTCCGTTACGCCGATCGGCATGTGACTTACCGATCGCTCAGCGAAATGGTCCGCCTTCTTCGACTGATGGAGGCGGATCTAGAGCCGCAACCAGGCGATGGCCCGAGAGGGCGCACCTACACCTCCTTCTCCAAGGGCTACTGACATGGGCGTGATCGACACATTGTTTCCCGGCATGGCCGCGAAACGCGCCGAGTCGCGCCTGCGCAAGGCAAAGGCCGAGCTTGCGGCAAACCTGGTGGCTCGACGCTTCGAGGGTGCGGCAGGCGGTCGACGCAACGAAGGTTGGCGCTCAGCAGGTACAGACGCGAACGCAGAGAACGGACCAGCGCTTGCCCTGCTGCGAAACCGGGCGCGCGACATGCGCAGGAACAACCCATACGCCGAGCGGGCAATTACCGGCATCGCTGACAACGTGATCGGAGCCGGCATCGTGCCGCGGCCAAAGGCCAAAAGCGCGCGATCGAACAAGAAGCTGTCCGCGACCTGGGCAGAGTGGGGCGAAACCACAGCCTGCGACGCTGACGGCATCGAGAACTTCTACGGCCTGCAGCACAAGGTCATGGAGACGGTCGCCGAAGCAGGCGAGTGCCTGATTCGCCGGCGCCGACGCTTCAGTTCGGACGGCCTGCCCGTGCCGATGCAGCTGCAGGTGCTCGAGCCCGACTTCCTTGACGACAGCAAGTCAGCAAAGAACGGCGGAAACCAGATCATTCAGGGCATCGAGTTCGATGCGCTCGGCCGCCGCGTGGCGTATTGGATGTTCGATGAGCATCCCGGCGCCGCAACGGGCCTTGTCTCGATCCAGTCCCGGCGAGTGCCGGCAGAAGACGTGATTCACGTGTTCATGCCGCGCCGGCCAGGACAGGCCCGCGGTTACACCTGGCTTGCGCCGGTCATGCAGCGTCTGCGTCAGTTCGACGAAATGGAAGACGCGGTGATGGAGCAGGCCAAGATCGCGGCGTGTTTTGCCGCGTTCATCACGCCTGGCGATATGGGCGCTAGCGGGAAGCCGCCGCCGCTCGTTGACCGGGTAGAGCCCGGAATCATCCAGCAGCTTGGCATTGGTGAGGACGTGAAGTTTGGCACCCCGCCGAGTTTCAACGGCTACAGCACGTATGCCTGGCAGACCATGCACGCAGTATCGGTCGGGCTTGGGGTTCCGTATGAACTCCTGACTGGCGACCTCAAGGCCGTGAACTTCTCTAGCGGCCGAATGGGCTGGCTGCACTTCGCGCGGCGCGTGGACGTGTGGCAGTGGCGCATGGTCATCCCGCAGCTCTGTGAGCGGGTGTGGGGCTGGTTCGTCGAGGCGCAGACACTCATCCCTGGTGGCGTGCTCGAGGAAGCCGGTGCCGAGTGGGTGCCGCCGCGCCGCGACATGGTCGACCCGAGCAAAGAGGTGGCGGTCATCAAGGACCGCATGCGCCTCGGCCTGCTAACGCCAGACGATGCCCTGCGCGAGATGGGTTACACGGACCCGGACGAGGTTCTTGACCGGTTCGCAATCCACCTGAGCAAGGTCGACAAGGCCGGGCTGGTGTTCGACTACGACGCCCGCAAGGTCTCCGCGGCGGGGCAGCAGACGCCTTCGCCATCCACAACCACCGAGAGCACCAACGATGACGGAAGCGACGATCAAGACGCTTGAGACGCCGATGCTCAGCCTGCGCGCTGCCGTGCGGCCTGGCTCAGTGGACATCGAGCAACGCACCGCCGAGTTGACCTGGACCACTGGCGCTAAAGGGCGCCGATGGTCTTGGGATGTCGGCAGTTACATGGAGGAGCTGGAAGTCAGCGAGAAGGCCGTCAGGCTGGAGCGACTGAACAACGGCGCGCCTCTGCTCAACGCGCACAGCGCCTATGACCTCGACGACGTGATTGGCGTAGTCGAGCGGGCATGGATTGAAGGCAACGAAGGCAAGGCGATTGTCCGCTTCAGCCAGCGTGAAGAGGCCGACGCCATCTTCCGCGACGTGAAGGACGGCATCTTGCGCAACATCTCGGTCGGCTATGCGGTTCACCGCTACGAAGTGGCCGAGGAGGAAGACGACAAGCTGCCGACGTACATCGCCCGCGATTGGGAGCCGATGGAGTTGTCGCTGGTGCCGATCGGCTTCGATGACGGCGCCAAGATCCGCAGCGCCAAAACCCCGGCCGAGTACCCCGGCCAGCGTTTCAACACGCAATTCGAAATCCGGGAGGCCGAACAGGCGCCCGAGCAACCGGCCGCCGTGGCCACTGAAACCCAAGAGGAAAACGAAATGACCGACGAAACCCGCGCGGCCGAAGATCAAAGCCAAGCCGCCATCGAAGCAGAGCGCAAGCGCTGCCTCACCATCCGCAGCATGGCCAAGAAGGTCGGCATTGCCGATGAGTTCGCCGACGACCTGATCGCTCGCGGTGTCAGCTCGAGCGATGCCAGCTCCGCAATGATCGACAAGCTGGCCGAGCGCCAGGCTTCCGATCAGCCCAACACCCGCAACGCCCAGCCCACCGTGGTCACCTCCGGCGTGGATGCGTCCGTGGTCGCCGCCAAGCGCGGCGCCATGCAGAACGCTCTGCTCGCTCGCTGCAACCCCAGCGTCAAGCTGGAAGACAACGCCCGCGAGTTCCGCGGCATGCGCCTGATCGACATGGCTCGCGAGTCCGTCGAGATGGCTGGCGGTAACGCCCGCGGCATGACTCCGCAGGAAATCGCCCGCGCCGCGCTGGGCTGCGACCGCTCCGCTGTCCGTGCAGCTGGCATGCACACCACCAGCGACTTCCCGATCCTGCTGGGCTCGACCGTCAATCGCACCCTGCGCGATGCCTACGCACTGGCCCCGCAGACCTGGCGCCCGCTGGGCCGTCAGACCACCGTGTCCGACTTCCGCGAAGTCAGCCGCGTGGCGCTGGGCGACATCGCCGCGCTGGAGAAGGTCAACGAGCACGGCGAGTACAAGTACGGCTCGCTGGGCGAAGAAGGCGCGCCGTTGAAGGTCGGCAAGTTCGGTAAGATCATCGCCATCACCTGGGAAGCCATCGTGAACGACGACCTGTCGGCCATGACTCGCATTCCCCAGGCGCTGGGCGCTGCTGCTGCTCAGACCGAGTCGGATGTGGTCTGGAACCTGCTGCTGGGTAACCCGAACTTCGTCGACGGTACTCCGGTGTTCCACGCCGACCACGGCAACTTGGCCGCCAGCGGTGGCGCGATCAACACCACTACCCTGGCCGCCGCCCGCGCTGCAATGCGCAAGCAGAAGTCCAAGGCTGGCCACTTCCTCAACCTCGGCCCGGAATACCTGGTTGTTGGTCCGGACAAGGAGCTGGAAGCCTACCAGTTCACCAGCTCCAACTACGTGCCGGCCAAGAATGCCGACATCAACGACAGCCGCAACGCTTCGCTGCAGGTCATCGTCGATGCTCGTATCACCGGCAACCAGTGGTACCTGTACGCCGCTCCTGGCCTGGTCGACACCTTCGAGTACGCCTACCTGGAAGGGGAGCAGGGCGTCTTCACCGAAACCCGCGAGGGCTTCGAGGTTGACGGCATGGAGATCAAGGCTCGCCTGGTCTTCGGTGCCGCCTGGATCGACTACCGCGGCGTTTACAAGAACGCTGGCGCCTAACTCGCCGTGACCTGACAAGGGCGCCCATTGCGGCGCCCTCTCTGTTTTCTGTATCCCGAGGAGGGAACGATGAAGAACTTCATTCAACACGGCGACATGGTCACCATCGTAGCCGCCGCTGCCATTACTTCCGGCCAGCTGGTTCGCGCCAACAGCCTCGTCGGTGTTGCCGCCAAGAGCGTATCGACTGGCGAGCAAGTCGAGATCAAGACCACTGGCGTCTTCGATCTGCCGAAGACCAGCGCTCAGGCATGGCAGGTCGGCCAGCCGGTGTACGCGATCGCTGCCAGCGGCCTGCTGACCAACGTTGCCGGCACCGGTAACTACCTGGTAGGCGTGGCCGTGGCCGATGCTGCCAACCCGTCAGCAACTGGTCGCGTCCGCCTCAACGGCTCGCTGGGCCACCCGGTAACGGCGTAAGCCCATGAGCTGGGCAGCGATGCGCGACCGGATGGACCGGAGCGTGCTGGCCAAGCTGAATGACGGGGTCGCGGAGTATCGCGGCCCCGGTCAGCAGCCGCGTCCCGTGACGGTGATGATCGAGCACAACCTTGTGCAGAACGGGCCAGACGGGATGTTCCGGTCTGATGCTACGGGCTTCACTTGGCGCAAGTCAGAACTTGCCGGCGCTGAGCGTGGCGACGTTTTCACCTTCGAGCGCTGCCGCTATGTGGTCGAAGAAGTCATTTCTGATGATGGCCACTTCGTCACCGCGGCCTGCATGGAGTCACGATGAACACCAACATCCTGACGGACGCCAGGCTGGCTCTCGTTGCGCGCCTGCAGACGATCACGGTTGCCAATGGTTACCGGACGAATGCGGGGCAGAACGTGGTGACTGGCTGGTTCGGCGAGATTCTCAAGTCAGAGTCGGCGACCTTTCCGCTGATCTGTCTGCAGAAGGCGAAAGGCGGTGATCCGGTCGAAGGCCCGGGCGCTATCCAGCTTGCGCCAGGCTTCTACGTCATTGGCGCAGTCGATGCCGGCCTTGACGACTACGACGACGCGCTGGAAGACATCGAGCTTGACCTGATTCGCTGCCTGATCACGCCGAAAGGGCCGCCAATCGAGTGGATGCCGAGGGGGACCACTGCTGTCTCGCTGTCCACGTCCGAGCACTTTCCGCCTGGAAATGGTGAACGATCCGCCAGCGTCATGCTTCCGATTCAGCTGTCCCTGATCATCCGGCCATAGCGCCAACCCAATATCCAAGCCCGCCACGAGCGGGTTTTTTTTCGCCTGGAGAAAACTCGCATGGCCAACTACGCATACATGGGCAAGGGCATTGTCAGCCTGACGCCTGAGGCAGGCGGCCCCGCCGTCGACGTGGGCAACGTGTCCGCGCTCAACTTCAACATCAACGAGAACATCATCAAGTTGCCGAACTACCGGACGGCTGGCGGCGGCACCTATGCGCAGGTGAACCGTATCGAGTCGGTCGAGTTCACGGCCACGCTGCACGACCTGAGCCCGGAAAACCTGGCGATGGTCCTGTTCGGCACCGTTACCGAAGACACCGTCAATAACACGGCCACCATCGAGGCGCTGACTACTGGCGCGCAGACCTTCGAGATGGTCTTCAACGGCGTCAACGAGGCCGCCACCGGCAAGACCGTGACGGTAACCGTGCATCGCGCGAAGATCGGCGCCGCTCAAGGCCTCGGCTTCATCGGCGACGAGTTCGCTGCGCTGGAGATCACTGGCGAGGTACTGATCGACACCAGCATCGTCGGTGCCGGCCTGTCGCAGTTCTTCAAGGTAGAGATGGACACCATCGCCTAAGCGCCCGAGTCCAAGCCCATCGGTTCGGTGGGCTTTGGCGCGTGCGCTGTGATATGGTTCTCATGTCCAAAGAGGAGGGAACCTGATGCGAAGTTTCGCCTTAATCCTTGCGGCGCTGCTGTTGTCGACTCAGGCCGGCGCTGCCACCATCTTCAAATGCGTCGACGAGGCCGGGAAGGTCACGTTTACGAAGAACGCCAATTGCCCCCGCAACAGCGGTCTTGAAGATGTCGTCCGCGCCCATAATGCCGCGCCGAGTGGTTCGAGCGCGCCCGTGCAGATGGCTACCCCAGCTGCGCCTTCCTATTCTTCGCAAATCCAACAGCGGGCGCCAAACAGAGGCGTTGCGGTGATTGGAGGAAGCGCACCGCAGAGAGGGTGCGACACCGGGCTTTCTGATCGTGATCTGCGGACTGCCAAGGTGCGGGGAGAGGTTGTCCCTGGCATGTCGCGAAAGGATGTGGAAAGCATGTATGGAGAGGTGAACCGAAATGGAAGCGCTAGAGGCGCTGGCGGTTCGACCTACTGGAACGACAAATACGTCGACATGACGCATGTCAGCTATGACGCTGGCGGATGTGTCAGGTCAACCTATCAGTCTGGCCATAAAAACTAGACGCAAAACGATTAACGGAACCCGCTTCGGCGGGTTTTTTATTGCCCGGAGTTTGGCATGAGCGAGTTGCAAATCCTGTTTCCTGAGCCGGTCACCGTCGAGGTGATGGGGCGCAACGTGCAGATCCTGCCGGTGAAGCTGCGTCACTTCGAACGCTACGGTAAGTCGGCCGGCGCCCTGGTTGAGCTGTTCAGCCAGGCCAGCGTGCAGCAGATCAACCGCTATGCCGCCACGCACAGCCGCGAGCTGCGCCAGGTGCTGCTCGCTACGACCAGCCTCAAGCGCTGGCAGCTGTGGTTCCTGCCGGCAACCGTCTCCGTCCAGCTGTTCGTTGAGGTGGTGCGGGTCAATTCCAGTTTTTTCGGCGAAGCCCTGCCGGCAATGGTAAGGGCGCTGAGTGGGGCTCCGTCGTCCAGCGATTGATTGGCGCCGGCCATTCGATGGCCGATGTGCAGGAATACACCCTGCGGCAGATCGAGACATTCCTAGAAGCGATCGACGCAGAAGACCGCGCCGCGAACCGGGTTGCGCTGATCGCTGCGCGCGCGGCTAACGCCAAGCCCGAAGACTTCAAACGCTTACTCAAGGATTTCGCCTGATGGCTACAGTCAAGACTCAGCTGGTCATCGACGGCAAGAACAACTCGAAAAAAGCGTTCGATGAAGTCAATTCGCAACTGAACAGCATGAACAAGCAGCTGGCCACGGCCGGCAAGGCGCTTATCGGTGTGTTCTCCGTGTCTGCGCTGACCGGAGCCGTGCGCGGCATCGCCAATGCGGCCGACAGCTACAACCTGATGAACGCGCGGCTGAAGCTTGCAACCGAGTCGCAGCAGGAGTTCAACACAGCGCAAACCGAGCTGCGCAGGATCGCCACTGCAACGCAGACTCCTCTAGAGTCGCTGGCCACCTTGTATCAGCGAATCAGTCGACCGCTGAAGGAGGCTGGCCGCAGCCAGAAGGACATCCTCGCGGTAACTGAGGCTGTTTCTACGTCGTTCAGGGTATCGGGGGCAAGTGCGCAGGAAGCCGAGAATGGCGTGATCCAGTTTGCCCAGGCGCTGGGTGCCGGCGCGCTGCGGGGTGACGAATTCAACAGTGTGGCCGAGCAGGCGCCGCGTCTCATGCAGGCGCTGGCCGACTCGCTGAACGTGCCGATCGGCTCACTGAAGGAGATGGCCGCGCAGGGCTTGCTGACCGCTGACGTCGTGACTTCCGCCCTCGTTGACCAGCTTGACGTGCTGCGCGCAGAGGCGGAGAGCCTGCCGGAAACCGTTGGCGGCGCCATATGAGGCCTCACCGCCAGCGTTCATGCCGGCAATAGCGTCTTGGTAGCGCTTCTCGATATCCAGTCGAGCGTTGCGGACCTTTTCCAGCTCGCTGTTGGCCTTCTTCTCGGCAGCGATCAGCGCTTTCACACCCTGCTCGGATGCTTTGATCATGCGGTCTTGCTGAGTCTTCAGTTCCGCAATGTACTGGTTGCGCTCGCTGACCTCCTTCTCGCGGGCGGCTTGTGCAGCAGCGGCTGCAACATCAGAGAGGAACTGCAGTTCAGCATTGAGGCCGCTCTGCTGCTCGACGATGGCAGCTCGGAAAGCAACGAGCGCGTCCTTCTTCGCCTGAAGCTCTTCCTTAGAGAACAGGAGCCCGTCAATCGTCGTGCTGAGGCCAGTGCCCTTCAAGCTGCGGTCCAGGTCGGCGATCTGCTGGTCAACCTTGTCCAGCTCGGTGACCATTCCTGAGGCATTGGCAGCCACGAAGGCAATTCGCTTGCCAAGGTCAACGAACTCAGAAGCGCCCTCGACGGCAGTCCCCGCGAGGGTCGCAAGCGCCGAAGCCAGTTTTACGAGGTTGTCGACAACGGCCGGGTCGCTCAGTGTTTCCCCTAGACCGTTGATGGCGTCGATCAATGGCTTGACGTTTGCCTTTCCGACCGCCTCATTCCAGCGATCAGAGAGAGCCGTCATGGCGCCGCCAACGGTTTCCGGCAGGCTCTCCGCCTCTGCGCGCAGCACGTCAAGCTGGTCAACGAGGGCGGAAG